AGGATAAGAAAAAAGTATTCCCAACATTAGGAAATGATTGGGGTATGTACATCCCAGAAGTAAAATATCTTTCACCTGAACCACTCGTGAATTACAACGATTTATCTTTAACTAAATATCCTAACGTGCACTTTGTAGGTGACGCGTTGAGCGCACGTGGAATAACAGTATCCGGCGCTCATGGAATATATGTAGCAGAATCTTTAATCAAATAAAAATAACAGTTATGTCAAACACACAAACCAAAAAATTAACTTCCCCCGATGGGACAATCGTTTACTATTTAGATGGTAAAATGCACAATTTAGAAGGACCAGCTTTTATACCTCAGGGTGACCTCTCAAAAAGAGAGTATTATATTAATGGTATTAAATGCTCAGAAGCAGATTGGAAAGCATTTAAAAAAGGAGGTGATGGGCTTCCATGGTATAAATCAAGTGTAGCAAAAGCAAGATTTTAATTATGAAAATAGGATTCTGTGGTACAATGTCTGTAGGTAAGACAACATTGGTAAACGCATTAAAAAACTTACCTGAATTTGAAGGTTATGAATTTTCAACAGAGCGTTCAAAATATTTACGTGATTTAGGTATTCCTTTAAATACCGATTCAACTATTAAAGGGCAAATAGTATTTTTAGCTGAACGTGCTAGTGAATTAATGTGTGAAAACATTATAACTGATCGTACTGTAATTGATGTTATGGCTTTTACAAATCTAGCTCAATCTATTTCATTTACTACTGGTATAGATTTTGCAGTAATAGCAGCTCCATTACTTAAAGAATATGATTATTTGTTTTATATTTCTCCTGAAGGAATAGAAGTAGAAGATAATGGAGTACGCACTGTTGATGTTGAGTATAGAAAACAAATTGACGAGGAAATTAAAAAATTACTTCTTAAATATAGATTTCGCCCATTGCATTACGCTGAATTGTCAGGTACAACCGAGGAAAGAATAGAAAAAATTAAACAAGTAATATTTTCATAATATTTATAAATAAACACATAAAAAATGAAAAAAACTCGTTTACTTGAAATTATACGTGAAGAAATTGCTCTTGCATTAAATGAAACATCATATGCAGGAATTAAAGCAATTCCAGATATGAAAAATGACCCTTCATATAAGACTTTGAATCAAACCGGAAAAATGGATGCTGAAAAAGAACTTAAAACTGGAGGTACTGTAGAACTTGAAGAGGAAAAACGTAAAAAACTAGCTGAAAAATACCAAATAGATGAAGAAATCATCAACGAAATGGCTAGTATAAAACAACTTAAAAGCGAGTTAGAAAAACAAGGTAAAGAAAAAGAATTAGAAGCTATTAAAGCAACTGAAAAAGCTACTTTAGATGCTCTAAAACAAGACCCAACAATCACCCCAGACGGACGTTTAAAAGGATATGTTTCTGCATTTAAAAAAGAATTAAAAAATTCTCACGGAATTAACCTGCAAGATCTTTTAACTGTAACATCAATAGGTGCAGAAGGTAAATTTAACGACGATATAGCTACAAACACTATTGAAAAAGATGCAGCTAATCAACTGACAGGTAAAGAAGCAGGTCAACGTGGTCGCAAAGCTGATCCAAACAAACCAGAAAAAGCACCTTCAACAGGTAAAAGAGGAAGACCAGCAAGTGCAACTTCAACACCTAAAAAAGCTACTTTAACAAAAGGAGATGATGGATTTGATGATGTAACATATTCTGAACCAGAAGGAGACGAAGCAGCAGCAGCTGTAGGAAGTGATGAAACTGCAAAAGAATTAGGTAAAGCAGTTCCTAAAGATAAAATCGAAAAATTCAACACAGGTCTTAAATTTATCAAAAAATATAAAGACGATAAAAAAATAATCGATGCTTATTTGAAAAAAGCAAAAGACGAATACAAACTACCAGCTAACATGATTAAAGATCTTAAAAAAGCAGCAGGTAGAGAAGTAGAAATCTAAAACATACTACAATGAGTAAACTTCTTACAAAAAATAATTTAACCCTATTAATACAGATAGGGTTACTTTTTATGTGTATATTCTTGGTTACAAGAAACCCAAAACAAATATACCCAGTATCAAGCCAAAAAGTAATTGAGCGTAGAATAGCAGGTAAAGAACGAATCATAGAAGGAAAAACTATTGAAATCAACAATGATAAAAATATCATTAATAGTTTGAATGAAGGTCTTTTAAGTTTACAAGATGAACTAGCAGCTGTAAAAAACAGTAAAGATACATTCAATATAGTTCAAATTCAAGACACAATGATAAGTGTTTTATATAATAAAGTAAATACACAAAACAACATAATTCAAAATCAAGATACAATAATACAAGCCCAAAGGTATATCATAAATGCTAAAGATACTATTATAGCAACTAAAGATTTTGACATAAAAAGAATTAAAAAACAACGTAATCTATCGTTTTTAGCAAATGGTATACTGACAGGGATTCTAATCCTTAAAAAATGAGTTCTTCACAAGATATAAAGCAAATACTTCGACAGGAGTATATTAAATGTGCATCTGACCCTGCGCATTTTATGCGTAAATATTGTTTTATTCAACACCCTCAACGAGGTAGAATACAATTTAATCTATACCAATTCCAAGAAAAAGTATTACATTTATGGAAAGACAATTCATATTCCATAATACTTAAATCTCGACAGTTAGGTATTTCAACTTTAGGAGCAGGATATGCCTTATGGTTGATGATATTTCATCAAGATAAAAACGTGCTATGTATAGCAACCACCCAGGAAACAGCTAAAAACATGGTTACAAAGGTAAAATTCATGTATGAAAATTTACCTTCCTGGCTTAAAGTACCAGCCGAAGAAAACAATAAACTAACCTTACGTTTAACCAATGGTTCTCAAATAAAAGCCAAATCTTCAAATGCAGACGCAGCACGATCTGAAGCAGTATCTTTGCTACTAGTAGATGAAGCCGCCTTCATTGAAAATATTGGTGAGACGTGGGCATCAGCTCAACAAACCCTAGCAACGGGTGGGGGTGCTATTGTACTTTCAACCCCATATGGTACAGGTAACTGGTTCCATCAAACATGGGTTAAAGCAGAAAACCAAGAAAACGACTTTTTACCTATTAGATTACCTTGGACTGTTCACCCTGAACGAGATCAAACATGGAGAGATAGACAAGATGAACTATTGGGTGACCCTAGATTAGCAGCCCAAGAATGTGACTGTGATTTTAGTACCTCAGGCGATGTAGTATTTTATCCTGAATTCTTAGAGTTCTATGAAAAAACATATGTAAAAGATCCACTTGAGAGACGAGGAGCAGATAGAAACCTATGGATATGGGAACCAGCTGACTATTCTCGCTCATATATGATTATAGCTGACGTTGCTCGAGGCGATGGAAAAGATTATTCTGCATTTCATATTCTAGATATAGAAACAAATACACAAGTAGGCGAATATAAAGGACAAATTGGAACAAAAGAATATGGATACTTGCTTGTGGGTATAGCTACTGAATATAACAATGCACTGTTAATAATTGAAAATGCAAATATTGGATGGGCAACTATTCAAACAGTAATTGAAAGAGGATATCCAAACTTATACTATTCTCCAAAAAGCGGTGAAATAAACGCTGATTCATATTTTTCTGAATATATGGATACAAGTAAAATGGTACCGGGTTTTACTATGAGTACTAGAACTAGACCACTTTGTATTGGAAAATTCCAAGAATCATTATCTGATAAAGGTGTAACCATATATTCTAAACGTTTGATAGAGGAAATGAAAGTATTTGTTTGGAAAAACGGTAGAGCAGAAGCACAAGTAGGATACAATGATGACCTTGTAATGTCCTTTGGTATCGGCCAATTCATGCGTGATACTTCATTTAAATTCAAACAACACGGAATAGACTTAACCAGAAGTATGCTCCAGAGTATGACATCCACCAAACAAAGCTTCTCAGGTGGATATTCTCACAACGCTTTAGATAGCAATCCTTTTAAAATAAACAATCCTTATGGAGGAGAGGAAGATATTAGTTGGCTTTTGAAGTAATATCATATTTATAATAAACGTATGATATGAAAACTTGTAATAAATGTAAACAAAATAAAAAATTATCCGATTTTTATACTTCTAAAAGAAATAAATCTGGATATGATACTCAATGTAAAATATGTAAACAAGAATATATTAAAAAAAATAATCAAAAATATGGAAAAGAATATTTTTCATTAGTTTCTAAAAAATATACTCAAAACAATAAAGAACAAATAAACCAAACCCAAAAAAAATATTACCATAATAATAAACATTATTGGGTTAACAATGAAAATAAAAAAGAATATTCTTAAAATTATAGTAAAATTAATAGAAA